GAACATATCTGGTCATTGTTTGCTAGATGGTTAGATAAAGAGTTTGATGGGTCTATAAATTACCCAGATACTTTTGATATAAGAGATTGGGCTAATGATATGCAATACTTACAAATGGCTAAAGCAAGTGGTGTAAAATCAGAAACATTTAACAAAGAAATAGATAAACAAATAGCAGATACAGTTATAGATGATAACGATAAGATCAAAACTATTAATGAAGAAATTGATAACTCAAGAGCAGTAAGAGGTCAGTTTCAAACCACAAATGTAGAAGGAGTAACAGTTGGCGAAACAGAAGAAGAAGCGAGTTCCTAAAGATAAAAAGACCAAGATACCTAAAAAATATCTATCAGGGTTAAAAGGTTCTAAACGTACTAAAAGGGCTAGTTTAATTAAACAAGTTAGTGCTTTGTATAAAAGTGGTGCAAGAATACCCCTATCTTTATTAAAAAGGAGAACAAAGGTATAATGGCAGTAAAAAGAAAACCTTTATCAGCTACAACTATTAAAACACTTAAAACAAAAGCTAAGAAGTCTAAACTATTTAATCTAGCTGACCTCAAGGCTAGTTTTCGTAGAGGGCAAGGTGCGTTTCTATCTAGTGGTAGTAGACCTAGAATACCAATGAACGCATGGGCAATGGCTAGAGTAAACAAACTAATAAGCAGAGGTAAATCAGGAACATTTGATAAAGATATTATAACCAGAGCATCTAAAAGGAAAAGAAAATAACATGGCAGAGTACAGAGGAAGACAAGTTAAGCTAAACAAACCTTATAGATTATCTACAACGGAATCTAAAAGAAAAAAGTTTGGTGTTTATGTAAAAGATAAGTCTAGTGGTAGAGTTAAAAAAGTTACATTTGGTGCTAGAGGTATGAGCATCAAGAAAAACATACCAGCTAGGCAAAAATCATTCCTTGCTAGAATGGGTGGTGTATTAAAAGAGGTAAAAGGGCAAAAGACACTATCACCAGCATACTGGTCAATTAGAGCATGGAAGAAAAACTTCCCTTTATAAACTATGTCAAGAGTATTAGAAAAACTAGCTGATCAACATGAACAACGTATAATCAATGTATTATATAAGCTAGAAGAAGATATTATAAAAGAAGTAACCAGATCAACTAATGGTCAACTGGTATCACAAAGATTAGCAATACAACTACAACCAAAGATTAGACAGATAATAGAAAACAACTTTCTTAATGAAGCTGATATTATTATTAATGAGGAATACAACAAAATAGCAAAAGAGGTATTAGATGAGTTTGGTAAAATGCCTATACCAGACAAATTTAAAAGTCTTACAGAAGCTAATCTATCTACTATTAATGCACTAAAGTTTCAAAGCTATTCAGGATTTGAAGATATAGGCGAAAGGTTTATCAAAGTAATTAATGATGAGTTATATCAAAGCACTATAGCTGGTAGACCTTATGATGATATGGTTACTAACATAAGAGGTCATATAAACGGAGTGTATAAAAGATCAAATCTAAATGAAATAAATGAGTTAGTAGATTTTATTAATGAAAATAAATTTAATATGAAAAAGAAACTACAAGTAGAAGATGCTGTTAGAAAACTACACACACAGTATGCTAGTGATAGGGCTGGTAATAATTTAAGAAGATATGCTGGTCAGATAGCTCACGATAGTGTGATGCAGTTTCATGGTCAGTTTACTATAGCAAAAGCAAAAGAAAGTGGATTAACACATTACACTTATACTGGAACACTGGTGCGAGATAGTAGAGATTTCTGCGTTAGTATGCTTAATAGAACATTAACAGAAGATCAAATTAGGCAAATATGGAACAATAGGTCTTGGGCTGGTAAATCGAATGGTGACCCATTTATTGTTAGAGGTGGTTACAGATGCAGACATACTTGGATACCTACAGACCCAAGTTGGAATATAGATTAAGAGATGATTGTATTTTAAATAAAACTTTGCTATAAATAAATTACAACTGGAGAAAATACACATGGATAAACAAATGGAAGAAAACAAAGTAGAACAAACTACGCAAGTTAATGAAGAAGTACAAACACCTGAAGTAACAGAAAAACCTAATGCTAGAACCTTTAGCCAAGAGGAACTAAATGAGATAGTAGAGAGAAGGTTGCACAAGGAACGTCAAACAATAAACAAAAAAATAGGTGTTGATGATTTAGATTCAGCTATTAATATAGTTAAGGCACAAAAAGAAATAGAAGAGAAACAAAAAATTCAGAAGGGTGAGTTTGAGGAGATACTTAAAACTAAGACGCAAGAATGGAACAAAGAAAAAACTAATTTAGAAGTACAACTCAAGGATATAAAAATAAACAAATCTTTATTATCATCAGCTTCAAAGAACAGAGCTATAAACCCTGACCAGGTGGTGGAGCTATTAAATAGAGATATAAAATTAAATGAATCTGGCAATGTAGAAATACTGGACAAAAACGGATTAGCCAGATATAACAGTAAAGGGGAGCTTTTGACTACTGATGAATTAGTGCAAGAGTTTTTAACACAGAACCCACACTTTGTTTCTGCTACCCCAAGTGGCAGTGGCTCAGTGTCAAATGTGGATAGAGGGGAACTCAACTCCAGTTTTAAAATTGAGGATTTAGATATGAGTAACGCAAAAGACCGAGAGAAGTATTCAAAATGGCGACAACAGAAAAACTCTCGACCTAGAGTGATAGGCTCATAAATTTTTTTTAATTTAAAGGAGTAAAAATGGCAAACGAAACCACAAGTTCAACTATATCGGAACTCTATACCGAGATAGTAGCAGAAGCATTGTTTGTTGCTAATGAGCAATCAATAATGAGAAACCTAGTTAAAAACTATACAATTGTTGGTGGGGGTAAATCAGTTGAAGTACCTATCTATGCAACTGTATCAGCATCAGCAGTAAGTGAAGCATCTGATTTATCAAACACAGCAGTAAACCCAAGTTCTGTAACTATTACAGCTTCAGAAGTTGGAATTATGACAACACTAACTGATTTAGCAAGAAACTCAGCATCAAGAAATGTTGCTGGTGATATTGGTAGATTATTTGGTGATGCCATAGCAAAAAAAGTTGACGCAGACTTATCAGCATTATTTACTGGATTTTCTACTGAAAAAGGTGGAGGAGCTGGTGTAGAGTTAACAATTCAAGATTTATTCGAAGCAAGTGCTGAATTAAGAACAGCAAATGCACCTGGACCTTATTATGGTGTATTTCACCCAAAGCAAATCTTTAATGTTAAAAAAGCATTAACAAATACATTTGCTGGTTCAGCAAACATTCCAGATTTAGGTAACGAAGCTATGAGAACTGGTTTTGTTGGAACTATTGCTGGTATTCAAATTTTTGAATCTTCAAATGTTGCAGTAGATGGTTCAGATGATTCTATTGCTGGTGTATTCTCTCAAGATGCTTTAGGTTTAGCAATGATGCAAGACTTAAAAATTGAATCACAAAGAGATGCATCTTTAAGAGCAGATGAGATTGTAGCTACAGCAGTTTATGGAGTTGGAGAACTACATGATAGTTATGGAGTTAAATTAACAGCAGATAGTTTAGCTAACTAATAACTTATAGGGGGTGGGAAACCACCCCTCTAATAAAGGAGTTTACTATGCAAATGGTTAAATTAGTAAAGGGCGATAGAGTTATAGAAAGAAGTAAAGTTGATTATGACAACAATAAAGGAATGTGGGAAATAAGAGGTTGGAGTTTATACGAAGGCAAACCAAAAGCAGAACCTAAACCAACACCAAAGACAGAGCCAAAAAAAGAAACAGTAAAGAAAACTAAAACAAAAAAGGCTAAATAATGGCTACAACTGAATTTGCTGTAGCAAACACAGACTTGCAAAAGATACAGCCTGATATATTAGGTTTTGGTATTGCTGATTTTGGCGATCAGTTACAATTTGCAGAAAATGATGTACTAAGAAGAATTAGAGAAGAATGGTGGGAACGATATAGACACCAAGTTAGATATAAAGATATTACAAAAGTAACATCAGTTGAAATTACTAATAGCAAGCTAACAAACGCACAATGGACACAATCCGTAGTATATTTATCACTATGGAAATATGTATACCCTATATTAACTAAATGGAGAGACCCTGACACTGGAGAGGGAAAAGATACCTTCCAAGTACAAATAGATTTTTATAGAGAAAGATATGAAGAAGAATTCCAAGCTATACTAAGAGATGGTGTTGAATATGACGAGGATAGTTCAGGCTCAGTTAGTGATTCAGAAAAAGAACCAATTCATCATTTAAGATTAGTGAGATAATGGAAGTAAAAGTAAAAGTTAATAGCATTAATGTTGTAAACGAACTAAAAAGAATAACTAGAAAACAACAACCAGTTATCGAAAAGGCATTAAATAAAGTTTCTAACATGGCAGTATTTATGATTACTAAAAGAACTCAGAGTGGAAAGTTGCCTGATGGTGGACAAATGAGGGCTTACGCAAAAGGAACAGTTAGAAGCAGAAAAAAAGCTGGTAGACAAACTGGTTTTGTAGATTTAACTGATACTGGTAAAATGTTTAGAAGTTTAGACTTTAAGACTGGTGGATTAAAAAGCACATTGTTTTTTTCTAATACAGAAAGAAATAAGATAGCTTCATACCATGATACATTTGGTGTTGGTAAAAGAAAAGTAGTTAGACCATTCTTTTCTATTGGAAACAAAGAAGAAGATAAAATAAGGCAAGAGTTTGCATCAACCTATTTCAAAGCATTGAAGATATGAGTAAAAGAGAAAACATAGCTAGTGATATCATTACTAAACTTGATGCAGTAACTAGCCCTATAGAATTTAAAAAGATAACCAGAGAGCCTTTTGAAGTAGAAGAACTATCAGATGCACAGTTCCCAGCTTTATTTGTGCAATCAGGAGATGAATCAAGAGAAGCATCTAGCATGGGTGATACTGGTGCTGGTAATTATAGAGGTTCTATTGACTTTCTTATAGTAGCTTTTGGTAAGGGTACAACAAGCAATATAGACACAGTAAGAAATCAATTAATAGAAGTAGTTGAAGAAACTCTAGATAATGATATAACTAGAAATGGAAACGCTTTAGATACGCAAATAGTCGAAGCATCAACAGATGAGGGAACGATATACCCTTATGGTGGTGTTAGAATAACTGCAAGAGTAATTTATGAATTTACAAGAGGGAGTGCATAATGGCAAAACAAGTAACTATGAAAAAAGGCAATGATACTATCAAATGCTCAGAAGATCACATAGAGTATTTTCAAAACAACGGATTTACTTTAGAAGGTGAAAAAAAAGTTACCAAAAAAAGTGAAAAAGTGGTAAAACAAGAAGATAAACAAGAAAAAAAATAAACTAAATAAAAGGAGGTTTAAATGGCGACACATCATGGAAAAGAAGGAGTTGTAACAATAGGGTCAGATACTCTAGGAAATGCAACTGGATTTACTGTAGACACAACACACGATACAGTAGAAAAAACTGCATTAGGTGATTCAATGAAATCATATATGGTTGGTAGAGGTACTTTTACAGCTTCAATAGATATGAACTTTGATGAAACAGATACAGCACAAACAACATTGGTACAAGGTGCAGAAGTAACATTTGCATTTTTACCAGAAGGTAATGCTTCAGGAGATAGAAAGTTCTCAGGTAGTGGTATTGTAACTGGAATGTCTGTTGGTGTTACTTTAGATGGTATAACTACTAGAACTGTTTCACTCCAGGGAACTGGTGGTCTTACTATCGGTACTGTGTAAGTAATATATGACTGACAATAAAATTGATTATTTTGATGGTATAAGAGATCATTTTAGTGCATTAGATACTAAAACAATCGAAGTGCCAGAGTGGGGTTTAGTTGGTGATAAAGCTATTCATTGCAAACCATTTAATATGATGGAAAAACAAAAGATTTTCAAAGGTGCTACTAATACCGATCTATTAGTTTTAATAGATGTTATTATAGAAAAATCACTGACGATAGATGGAAAGAAAATGTTTACTGGTCAAGATGTCTTAGGTTTTAAGACTAAAGCTGATACAAACATCATAGCAGACGTTGCTACCAAAATAATGGGTACTGAAAACAAAGATATAGAGGACAATAAAAAAAACTAAAAAATAATGTTGAGTTACATAATATCTTTGGTTTAGCAGAAAAACTACACAAAACAGTTGCCGAAATTTTAGAAATGTCAGTTGATGAGTTTTACTTGTGGGTAGCATATTTTGAAATTCAAAACGAAGAACGACAAAGACAAGAACGATTAGAAAGGGCAAGGCGATAAGTGGCAACTAAACAAGTTAATATAGACATCATAGCTAAAGACAAGACACGTCAAGCTATGAAATCAGCCACGCAAGGTATTAACAAAGTAAAAGATTCTGTCTTTAACTTGCGTAATGCTTTAGTTGGACTGGGTGCTGGTTTTGTTGCTAAAGGTTTCCTTGATACTGCAAGAGAAGTAGAAAGACTTAGAGTTCGATTTAAGTTTTTATTTAAAGAAGTTGGAGAAGGCGAAAAAGCATTTAAAAATATGGTAAAATTTGCTAAAGATGTGCCTTTTACTCTTCAAGAAATTCAAAGAGGTGCTGGTAATTTAGCAGTAGTTTCAAAAAATGCAGAAGAACTAAACGAGTTATTAGCTATAACTGGAGATATTGCTGGTGCATCAGGTTTAGATTTTCAGACTACTGCCGAACAATTACAAAGAGTTTTTTCTGCTGGTATCAACTCTGCTGAGCTTTTTAATGATAGAGGTATCAGCTTAATGATGGGTTTTGAAAAAGGTGTATCAGTAAGTGCTAAAAAATCTAAAGAACACATAATAAAAGGATTTAGAGAAGGAACATTCACATTAGTTGGTGCAAGTAAGGAAATAGCCAAAACCTTTGATGGAACTTTATCGCAAATTAGTGATGGGTTTTTCCAATTTCAAATGGCAGTTATGAATGCTGGACCTTTTATAGCACTTAAAACTATAGTAGAGCAAACTGTCAAAAGTATGAATGATAATTTTGGTACTATGGAAAAAATGGCTCAAGCTGTAGGAGAAGCTATAGTCAGGAGTGTAGCAAAAGTATTTTTATTTGGTGCTAGTATTATAGACCAGTTTGGAGGTGCTTTTAAGTTTATAGGGGAATCAATAGCTAACTTAGTGAATTTTGTTAGAGGATTACCAGCCCCAATATCAACTTTAGGTATTATAGGATTTTTAGCTATGGGTACTAAAGGAAAACTTGTGGTAGGAGTTATTGCTGGTGCATTTGACCATATAAGAAAAATGGCTGGTCATGTTTTTGAAGCTATGGCTAATATGCAACTTAAAGTCGCAGAGAGAATGAGGAGTTTACGTTTAATAAGTAAAGAATCATTAGAAAGAACAAGACAAGAGGTTGAAGGTTTTAAAAAATCAGCAGAAGACCTAAAAACACCCATGAAAGAACTTGATGAAGCTATGATAGAAGCTGGTAATTCAGGCATAGTAACATTTGAGGCTTTAAAATTAAGTGTTAATACAACTGGAAAAGATATGGAAGGAGCTTTTGGTAGAGCTTTAAAAATTATAGATTTAATTAATGATGCAACAGCAGTAGCTAATGAACAAGGAGCCACACCATCATTAGCAACAGACGAAGATATAGCAAAAGTAGGAAAGTTAAGAGAAGCATACGATAATTTTAAAAAGGGTTTTATGGAATCAGTAGATGCTCAGAAAACTGGTATGCAACAAATAAAAGATATAGGAGCAGAAACTTTTGGTGGATTAAAAACAATGCTTACTGATTTTGTTATGACTGGAAAAGCAAACTTTCAAGATTTTGCAAAAACTATAGTTAGAATGTTTGTAGAAATGTTAATAGGTCAAGCAGTTCAATTCGCATTTAAAAAAGCAATGGCACTATTTAAGTCAGATTCTATAAGAAAAGGATTAATGGCAGTATATGAAGGTGCATTAAATACTTTTAAAAGCATACCATTTCCATTTAACATACCAGCTACTGCTGGAGCATTAGCTTTTGGAATGGGTTTAGTAAACAAAATAAAAGGATTTGAAAAAGGTGGTAGACCCCCAGTAGGTAGACCTAGTATTGTAGGAGAAAAAGGAGCTGAATTATTTGTCCCTGATCAAGCTGGAACTATTGTGCCAAATGACAAGCTAGGAATGAGTAAACCAGTAACAGTTAACTTTAATATTAGCACAGTAGATGCTAGAGGTTTTGATGAATTAATAGTCAACAGTAGAGGTACAATAATAAACATGATTAATAGTGCAGTAAATGAAAAAGGTAGAATGGCGATTATATGAGTGGCACATTACCAGATACAAGGTTTGAAGCAATTAACCTACAAAGCAATCAAAAAACTTTATTCTCTGAAACAGATAGTGGTAAATCTTTTAGAAGGCAAATACAAGGGCAAAGGTTTAGCTTTACAGTAAGCTATCCACCCATGAAAAGATCAGATTTTGCACCTATTATGGCTTTTATAATGAAGCAGAGAGCAAGGAAAGAAGATTTTACTATAAATATGCCAAGCTATTTAAATGCTCAAGGAAACGAAACTGGAACACTTTTAGTTAATGGCTCTCACTCTGCAACAGATACTACTATAGCAATAGATGGATTTGCTAGTGATGGTGCTGGCAGATTAAAGGCTGGTGATTTATTAAAGTTTGCACATGATAAAGTTTATATGGTTATAGATGATGTAACCAGTTCCAGCAACTCAGCAACAGTAACAATAGAGCCACCATTAAGAACTGCATTAGCAGATGATAGTGGGGTTACTTATGATTCCGTACCATTTAAAGTACATTTAACAAGTGATGTTCAAGAGTTCAAAACAACAGAGAATGATGGTGATGGAAACTTATTGTTTAGTTATGAGTTTGATGTAATAGAGAGTTTATAAATGGCTAGAGGTTTAACAAGTGCAGTAAAAACCGAACTGGCAACTGGTAATATAGAACCAGTATTATTAATAGAAATAGGTTTTGGAACACCAGTATATTTAACAAACGCAAGTTTTGATATTACCTCAAGTGTGTCAGGTAGTTCAAGAACCTATCTAGCAAATGGTCATTTAAAAAGCATTACTGATGTAAACGAAACAAATGTACCTACAAAAAACACTTTGAGTATTAGCTTATCAGGTGTTGATCAAACTTACATAAGTGTGGCATTAAATGAGAATATTATTAATGATGATGTATATATTTATAGAGGTTTTTTAGATAGTAATTTAGCTTTAATATCTGACCCTTTTCTGTCTTTTTTTGGAACAATAGATGAATACAACATAAAAGATAGTACATCTACTGCAACTATTACATTAAGTGTTACTTCTCACTGGGGTAACTTTAGCAAGATTAATGGAAGAACTACAACGGATAACTCACAACAAAGAATATTTAGTGGTGATAAAGGAATGGAGTTCTCTGCCTTAACTGTCAAAGACATTAAATGGGGTAGAGTGTAAATGGGTTTATTTAAAAATATAATAAATATTGGTTCAAAAGCTGTTGATTTCGTAGGAGATTTAGTTGGAGATGTCATTGGTTGGATAATGCCACAACCAGAGATACCAGATTACGGAGATAACTTAGCAGACCAAACTAATAATGGTGCTTTAGTAAATAAGTTTAATGCTAATGCACATATTCCTATTGTTTATGGAACAAGAAAAGTCGGTGGAAATGTTGTATTTTTAGAAACCTCTGGAACAGATAACCAATATTTATATATGGCTATTATTTTAAGTGAAGGAGAAATAAATGATATTACATCTATATTGATTAATGACAATCAAGTTACCTGGTCAGGAGATATAGCAGACAATACGCAAATCACTGTAGGTAGTGGAGATGCAAACTTTTATAGTGGTGCAAGTCTTATAACTTGTGAACCTCATTTTGGAAGTGATAGCCAAACTGCATCATCATTATTATCAACATTGAGTTCATGGACTTCAAACCATAGATTAAGAGGGTTATGTTATTTGGCTTTGAGGTTTGAGTGGAATCAAGACAAGTTCGGTTCATTACCAACAGTTCAAGCAGTAGTTCAAGGTAAAAAGGTTTATAATCCTAACCTAGATGGAACTGTAACTGGTGGAAGTGGTAGCCATAGAGCAGATACAAGTTCTACATGGGAATATTCAGATAACCCTATATTGCAATTACTAGACTATTTAAGGAACGATAGGTTCGGAATGGGGATAGCTAACAGTTATTTTGATAGTAACTTTGCAGACTGGCAGACTGCATCTGATGTGTGTGATGCAAATATCACCCCTTACAGTGGTGCTAGTCAGATAGATTTAATGGACAGCCATGCAGTTGTCGATACTTCAAAGAAAGCTATAGATAATGTTAAAAAATTTGTATCAGGTGCTAGGGCTTATTTAAACTTCTCTGGGGGTATATATAATATCTTAGTGGAAACTAGTGGCTCGGCATCAATAACTCTTACAGAGGATAATATTATTGGGGGTATATCGGTAAAAAGCAAAAACAAAAACTCAAGATATAATAGAGTAATTGTAACTTTTACAAATCCTGATAAAAATTACCAATCAGACACAGTACAATTCCCACCAGTAGACGAAACTGGTGTTGCCAGTGCAGATCAACACGCAACTATGAAAACAGCAGATGGTGGTTTATTATTAGAGGGAAGGTTCGACTTTACTATGTTAACTAGCCCATATCAGGCTCAGGAAATGGCTGAAATTATTTTAAAAAGGTCTAGGTCAAGTTTAGACATTAGCCTAGTTGCTGACGCATCTGCGTTAGATTTAGCAGTAGGAGATATAGTTAATGTAACCCATGCAACACCAAGTTTTTCTGCAAAACCATTTAGAGTGCAAGGAATGAACATTAATAGTGATTATTCTGTTACATTACAATGCTCTGAACACCAAGATAGCTTTTATACTTTCGGAACACAGCAAGAAGTAGCAAGTATTCCAAACACTACATTGCCAAACCCTTTTGTTATACAACCACCAGCTAGTGTTACATTATCAGATCAATTAATACAATATAATGATGGTACAGTTATTGTGGCTTTAGATGTAACTATAGGAGCATCACCTGATAATTTTATAGATTTCTACCAAGTAGAATATAAATTAAGTTCTGAATCAGATTTTATTATTTATGCTCAAGGTTCTGGATTAAACCATAGAGTGTTAAATGTTATTGACCAAGAAACTTATGATGTAAGAGTAAAAGCTGTCAATACTGCTGGAGTAAGCTCAACCTATGTATCTGCTCAAAGAAAAATAGTAGGAGCAATAGAACCCCCTTCAGATGTAACAGACTTCTCTTGTAACGTATCAGGGCAAGAAGCTCATTTATCATGGGAAGCTGTAACAGACTTAGACCTAGCATATTATAATTTAAGGTTTTCTGAAGAAACTGACGGAACTGCTGACTGGCTAAACTCAGTGGCATTAGTAGAAAAAATATCAAGACCAGCAACTTCAATATCTGTTCCAGCAAGACAAGGAACATATTTAATTAAAGCAGTAGATAAACTAGGAAATTTTAGCTCTAACGCAACTGCAATTATATCGAATGTAACAAGTGCTATAAACTTTAATAACATTACTACACAAACAGAAAACCCAACATTCGGAGGAACATTTACAGATACTATTCTTATAGATGATGCTATTGAGTTAGATAGTTCAGAATTATTTGATTCTGCTAGTGGAAACTTTGATACTGATACAGATAGATTTTTTGATCAAGGTGCAACTAATTCTGATTTTTTATCTACTGGTAATTATGAATTTGCAAATGTTATAGATATAGGTGCAAAGCATACTGTAAGAATAACAGCATCACTTACTCAAAGCTCAGATAATCCTGATGATTTATTTGATAATAGAAGTGGCTTATTTGATATTGCTAGTTCAAACTTTGATGGAGATACCCCAGCTAACTGTAATGCTCATTTAGAAATTGCTACAAGTGATGATAATAGCACATTTACTGATTTTAGAGGATTTGTTATAGGGGAATATGAAGCAAGATATTATAAATTTAGAGTAGTATTAATTTCAAGAGATAACGCATCAACCCCAGTAGTATCGGCAGTAACAGTAACTATTGATATGCAAGATAGAATATTTAGTGATAATGATATTGTTTCTGGAACAACTACTAAATCAATTACATTTACAAAACCATTCAAAACTGTTAATTATGCTATAGGTTTAACGGCACAAGGAATGGCAACTGGAGATTATTTTACTGTGAGCAATAAAGCTATTACTGGGTTTGATGTAGCATTTTTTAACAGTTCTAATTCTGGTGTATCAAAAACATTTGATTTTATTGCAAAAGGATTTTAAAAGGAGTATAAATAGATATGGCACAACATGACATGAATATAGCAAACCAATCATTCCCTAGTTTTAGGAGTGATTTAAATAATTCGTTATCGGCACTTAATTCCATGCACTCAGGTACATCTAGACCTAGTGGTGCAACAACTGGTACATTATGGTTAGATACAACTAATTCAGGTTCTAACAGTTTAGAGATAAAGTTTTTTGATGGTTCAGACGATATATCATTTGCAACTGTAGATACATCAGCAAACACTATTAACTTTATAGATAGTCAATCACAATCTGATTTAGTTAATGACAGTACTCCCCAGTTAGGTGGTGATTTAGATACGAACAGTTTCAATATTAAGATTGATGACGCACATGGAATAAATGATGATGATGGAAATGAACTTATAATATTTCAAAAGACTGGTTCAGCAGTAAATCAATTTGATATAACAAACTCTGCTACTGGTAATCCACCAAAGTTAGAAGCAACTGGGGGTGATAGTAATATTGATTTAGACCTTGAAGCTAAAGGAACTGGTCATGTAACTGTTAGAGGAAACACAAATGCTGGTGCAATCCAGTTTAACTGTGAATCAAACTCACATGGTCAAATTGTTAAATCACAACCACATAGTGCTGGAGTAACTAATGAATTATTATTACCAGCTGGAGCAAGTTCAACATTAGTTTCTTTAGTATCAACTGGAACTTTAAGTAATAAAGTAAATATACCTAGTACAGAAACAGCAACTATTTCTACAAGTAAAACCCTAGACTTTGATACTTACCAGAATTTTATCCTAACTTTAGGTTCAGGAGCAAATACTTTGGCACAACCTAGTACCGAAGCTGGGAACGTAGGACAAACTGGAATTTTAGTTTTAATACAGCCTTCAAGTGGAAGTGCTGGTACAGTAAGTCTACATGGTGATTATGAAACTGTAGGGGGTGCTGGTTTAACTGTATCAAGTGCAAACTCATCTTATGATGTAGTTCCGTATTTAATAAAAGCAGATAATTCAATTTTGCTTGGCACACCTCAGTTGGCTTTTAGTTAATGGTAGCAAACGAAAAATGGTTTGGTGGAGCTGGAGCTGGAGCTACTGCTGGGTTTTATTCACATCAAATAGAACAGTCAGTTAGATTTGAAGAAGATGCAGGAGATAAAATAGCAAGAACTCCTAGCAGTTCAGGTAATAGAAGAACTTGGACTGTAAGTTTTTGGTATAAAAAAACTCATAATGATAATTCAGGAAATCATATGGTTCCATTTGGTGCTGATGCAGGAAGTGGTAATTATTTTCATATAAGAATAAATAATACTGATAATTTTCAATTTGCAGGTAATGGGTTTGAATTGATTCCT